CCAACGGCCAACCAGAATGTCCATGACTCAGCAGGGTCATCGTCGTAGATGTAGTCGTCAACATATGGGCCAAAAGCCTCTTGTAGCGTTCTTGGGTGTTTATCGCTCATCAATAATTCTCCTAAAGTTACTCAATTGATCACTTGCGGCGTTCCCCACATAATTTCTGAGTTGTGGCCTTTTGGTTCTTTCTGAGCAGCCCACTTGCCTGCCTTCTGCGCTGATTCATGGGGAAACGCAGGCCAGCTCCACCGCTCGCCGTCCCACCAGCGCCAAGCGTTGTCCCAGCCACGACCTCTGATTTTCATCGTCGGATACCAATCAATGGCTGGGGGTTCGCCCTTATGCCACTTCATCCACTTCATTTCTCAGTTCCTCAATTTGTTGTTTTGCATCTTCAAATCCTCGAGCCACCAGCACTTTGTAAAACAGACCTCGCAAGTGCAAGTGCATCAGGGTTTGCTCAAGGCTAAGACTGCCGCCCTTGGTGCGCTTCATCTCAACCCATGTCTCCCAGGCTGGAATAAACAGGTCTGGCACGCCCTTAGTCACGCCTTCAGCCTTGAGGCGTGAGGCGGTGGCTGGTGACCTGGCCCCGCCGTTAGGGATGGCAAAGATCAGCGTTCCGGGATAGGTCTGACGGAACCATTGCACAAACTCTCGTTGTTCTTCGTGTTCAGTTTTCATTCCATTCCTTTTTGGTAACCCGAAAAAACTTGCCTTCCTTTTTATACTTGATCTGGACTGGTGGATTGCCCTTGCTCAACTGCGCTGCCAAGCTGCTCAGATTGTCCACATTCATTCCGACGATCTTGGCTTGGTCTGCAATCTTGATGACTTCCTTCAAGGCTCTCTGTCCTGCATAACCCTCATGCAAGACCGGAAAGTATTCAGTCACGGCAGGGTCAGACAGCCGCCCGTAGTAGCTCACGGCCAGCATCATCTTGCCGCTGGCTAGGCTGGTGTGTTCTCTCCATTTCCAGCCGGTCAAAACCATTTCGGTGCCGTCCAAGCCCATAATGTCGTCCTGGCACAGCTTGAGCTTCTTCGCCTCCGGCTCGGGAAACGGAGCGCCGCAGGCTGGGCAGACTTTCGCGCTTATGGGGCACAGCTCGTCGCAGGCATCACAGACCTTCACCGGCGCTTCGCCGTTGCCGTCGCCTTGTTTCTTGGGCGTGTTGACTGAAGTAATGGGGCCGTGAGTGCCGACCACGCCTGCGAAGTCCAGCACCAAGCAGTCGGTCTTGCCGGGTGATGGACGCAGACCGCGGCCTGCCATCTGGACGTACAGGCCAGGGCTCATCGTCGGGCGCAGCATGGCGATCAAGTCGATAGCGGAATGGTCAAAGCCGGTGGTCAGAACATTTGCGTTTGTCAGCGCCTGCAATTTGCCCGCCTTAAAGTCGGCCAGCATCTGCTCTCGCTCTAGCCTGGGCGTCTCGCCGGTCACGCACGCTGCTTTGATGCCACGCTCTTGCAGCGCCTCGCAGACGTTCTCGGCGTGCGCTACACCAGCACAGAAAAACAGCCACGATGAGCGCCCTTCTGCGCGGCTTATGACCTCATCCACTACCGATTGATTGAGAGAATCAGTGTTGACTGCCGCTTGCAGTTCCGACTCGATATATTCGCCACCCCGTTTGTGTACGCCATCAACATTTAATTTGGATGTGGTGACTTTGGATCGCAGAATCGACAGATAACCCTTATGGATCAGCTCTTCGATCATGACCGGCTCAATCAAGCCGTGGAACAGCGCAGGCTCGTCTGTGATCATGCCGTGGCCCATACGAAAAGGAGTTGCAGTTAGCCCTATTACCCGCAGCGCCGGGTTGATGAGCTTGAGTTGGCCCAACAGCGTGCGGTAGCCGCCTTCGTCTTTGTGATTAATGAGGTGGCACTCGTCCACCAGCACCAGATCAATGTGCCCCAGCAGGCCAGCCTTGCGGCGTACCGACTGAATACCGGCAAACGTGATTGGCTCAATCTGACGCTTATTGAGGCTGGCGCTATAAATGCCCAAGGGCGCATCGGGCCAATGCTGAAGCATCTTCTCAGCGTTTTGCTCGATCAGTTCTTTAACGTGCGTGAGCATCAAAATGCGCGTCTCGGGCCAGTTTTGCAGGGCGTCTTTGCAAAGCGCAGCCACGATGTGGCTCTTGCCTCCGCCAGTTGGCAGCACCACGCAGGGGTTGCCGGTGTTGCCTGCGGTGAACCAGGCATACAGTTCGTCAATGGTGCGGCGTTGGTAGGGGCGAAGTTCAATCATCCCAACACCTCAAACAGCGACATCTGCGCTGGCAGGCTCACAGCTTCCTTGTCATCAATCTCAACGTCAGGTTTCTCGCCACGCAAATACCGCTCGCCATTTGGGGCACGTTCACCAAACAAAACCTCCCACTCATGGCGCTCGGCCCAGTAAGCATCCCAAACAGATTGATCCTGGTTGCCCCACGGGCAATCGCGCAAGTGTTGGATGTAGGCTTCTGGGCGCTGAGTCATCCCACCACCCTCGCCCCATCCCCCCGCAGCCTCTCAATCTCCGCATCTCCGGCAGCGCACATTGACGGATTCGCCAGCAGCTCCTTGCTGGAGTAAACATGCGCATCTGGGTCGCCATTGGCTACGTCCTTGCCATCCACAACATAGATCGCAGTCCATTGGTTCGGGCCATCCTTGCGCTGCCAATGAACCATGTCTGGATGCAAAACGTGACTCTCGCAGCCGCTGACTTGCCATTCCAATGGAATGTCGTCGGCGTCATGGCGGGCGCAATGCCAGGTGCTGTCGGCCTTGGCTGTTGAGTGTGCACAGGTGCGGCAGTTGACTTCCTTTGTATGCTGCGCCTGATGGCAGATCGCATACGCTGGGCACCATCGACAGATGTACCAACTGGGGTCGGTGCTGATTGGCGGCGGCATCCGGTCGGCCAGCGCAATGCGTTGACCGCGGGCAATGTACTTATCCGCAATAATCTTGTCGTATACAAGCCGTTCGGTATAAATGCTGTCGTCGTCCTTGTTGACAGCAACATACAAAGCGCGGTGGATGCCCGTGCCTGCCATGTAAAGTTGACATTGAACGTAATGCTCAAACTTGGATTTCTCAACGCCTTGCTTTTGAACGTCAGCAAAACTTTTGGCTGAGTGCGTCTTAAATTCAGCGATGTGCGGCGTCTTCACCGCGCCGGGTACACCAGCGTCAAGAATCGAGTCAACGCTGCCAGACAGGTGACTGCCAAACGCCACGCGCATCTGGGCCTCCAGCGCACGCACCTTGATGCCAATGCTACGCAGGTCATCGATGATGACCGATTCCTCATTACGCCCCCGGCGAAACATTCGCAGCACGCGACCGGGAAACTTTTGCTTGACCGCAAACCGAAACGACAACCATAGCCACCGTTCACAGGGGTGGCCGACAATGCTGCAACCAAGATGCGGTCGCGGCATCTCTTGCGCTGCCTGCGCCTCGTGGTGCTTGTCAATTAAGTTGGCAATGGTATTCTCTGGCTGGGGGATTTCCATGTCCTCTGTCTCCTTAGTTCAATTTGGGGCGCGTCAAGTCAGCAATCGAGGATGTCGACGCCGGGGTTTTTCTGACTTTCCACCCGGCTTTATCGAAGACCAAATCGAGCGCCCCGCCTTTTTACTTCTTAGCCCAAGGTGGCGATGCCTTGGCTGGCGCACTAGCAGGCGCGTCGGGCTTGCCAGGCTGCGGCGGCAAGCTGCCGGTGTTGCTGCGCCAGCCCTTCACCTCGTTCTGAGCAGCGTACTCGCCTGATGCTGGGCGAATGTCCACCTTGATGGACAAATGCCCGTTGATGAGCTGGTCTGTATCGTTGACCGCAGGCAGGCCCAGCGCACGCATCAGGTCGCCCAGTTGCTGCCTGCCGATTTCCTCGGCCTTGGCGTTTGGGTTCTTGATGTTGAAGTTGCCAAACACGCAACGACCTTGGCCAGTTGGGCCGGTGATGTCATAGCGACACTTGATGTACTGGCCGGTTCCGGCCTTCGTGTCCTTCAGTTCTGCCTCGGTGATGATGCAGGTATACCAGCCAGCCGGCAGGAGTTCGTAAGACTGCGAAGGTTGCAGCTCGGCTGCGCTGTA